ATGGACTCTACGGAGGGGGGAAGTACCCCTCCACTCCTAGGAACACAAGAAAGTGTGAAAAGGAAAAAACTCTCCCAGTTTGAAAAGAACGTTATAGGGGCCGCCATACAATTTTTGTATGAAGAGCCGATAATGTGTCCTATTCAAGCTAAGGAACTAGTAGAAGAGTCCGGTTTCAAGATTTCTCTGAATAAGAGGGATCATGACCACCCTATCGCGAGTGCTGCAAGATTAATCGCAGAACGACGAGGGGTGATCAATATCTTTACGCATTGTCGTAAAGTGGAGACGCCGGTTAATATACTAGATTATTTTGGTGGTTTACGTTTGATTTCACTCTTTTCGAAGATGAAAACTGAACTAAAAAAGAAATTTAAGAATTACAATAAAGATTTAATTACACTTGAATGGTTTCGACCTAAAATAACTCCTAAAGATATAAACACATACCACAAGATGTTGGAAACCTTTCCATCTGTGATGCCACAAAAACATCACCATCTTTTGGCAGTGGATGTTTATCATCTTTCCCCATCTGACTATTGTTTGTTGGAAGTGGAGAGTATTACAATTGTAATGCAATTGTATGGAAGTGATTTATATGCCGGCGTTCACTTTGACACTGCACCTTACTATGTAGACGAATATGATATGATTCGTCAACGACCAGGGCGGCAGACAGAAGAGTGGATAGCACATCCAAGAAAAATTTCAACTCAGTTCCATGACGAAACGTTTGTAGTAACTGAACAAAGAACCATGACATGGCTAAGAAAAGAACACGTGAAGGATTATTACGTTCTCGAAGCCATTTCTTTCCGAAATGAAGCTCCTTATTGCTCTGGATATCCATCCATTGACGCACCAATAATAAAACCAAAAACGGAGCGACGAGAACTGGGCATAATTAGAATTCCTAAGCCCAGCTTCTTGACAAAGTGCAAAAACTACATATGGTATTTCAAGAAACAAGCACAAATAGACAGGGAATTAATAGTGGACTTTGGCATAGTCCAATCCCTCATATCCAATCGAATTAATACCTCTCGATTGGGACATAATTTAACTAGCATAACAAATGCTGTAACAAACTCATTGACGAACAGTCACACTACTATTTTTGAGTTTGCTCCTCTAACACGAGAACGGTTAGTAAGAGACACTGCTGACTATATTTTATTTTCAAGCGTTCAGGAAGATGCGGAGAATTTAAAAGACAACATAAATACTTTTGGTCAACACATGGAAGACATTAAGAAAATGAAGAAAAATATGACTGTGAGTGCTACTGAAAATGATTCAAAAACTTTTTTTGAAACTTTAGTAGGTAGGCTTAGTCTTGTAGCTACTGCTTATTGGGCTTATACAGTCAATCGAGCAATAGTGAGTACATTTTTCTCGGAAGTATTGCCTACTCCAGTGTACAAAGGCTTAAATACAACTTATACAATAATTTCTAATTGTGTTGTACAAGCAGCCATACAAGTGTCGAAACTTGCAACTGTGTCTTTAGTTAGAGGATACACAGGGTTAGATTTGAGAAAACCCCCTCATTTTTGGTTGGGGGGACTGGGGATGGTAGCCAGTTTTTTAGGTTTTGTTTATTTTTATCAAATGGGAGGGCGTGAAAAGTCACAACTGAACAACATGATGTCGTCATGCGGACACTTCTGTTCACGTCTCATTTCTCGGGTAAAAAATTTTTTTAAGAAGAGTCCTCCTAAAACAAAGGAGGATAAATTAAGTACCCCTATTTTTACAGAATGTACTACTGTGGATGACAGAAGGGAAAACATGGAATTTGAGAGTTTTTTAGATAAGTATTTGGAATTGGAACACATGGAAGAGGATTTTGGGGATGGTGAAATCGTATTATCAGTTGATGATGCATATTTGCCAAGTATACCCCACTTTTCCGACCGTGAGCGATATTCAGATCGGATGAATAAATTAGAACATCCAGGAATATTTATACTTATTGCAACACAAGCGGTTATGGCCCGTCCTATTGGGGATGGATATTTTAACTTAGCCTATGAACTCAGAAATAGATTGGTTTTGCCTGAAAGTAATCCACTCCATACTTGTGAAAAATTGTGCAAGCGTTCAAATAGTATCAAACAATGTGATTTGAAACAACAATGGATGTCGTTAACAAAATATGTTATTTCGATGACAAGAGTTGAAAAACAAACACATTATGGGAAAGCCGAGTTTGATAAAGTGTTGAACACTGAAACATGGATCAAGCATTTTGGAAGTGCAAACAAGAAACAGAGAGCTAGAAGAGCTGTAGAGAATAAAATGAATAATGATTTTAATAATGGAGTTAAATGTTTTATGAAATCGGATGAAGTGTTGTTTCCCAAAAATATAGAGGGAAGGCGACAGTTAAAACCGAGAGTAATACAAAATGTGTCTTCAGATCTACAAGCACTTTGTGCTACTCAAATCGACTTGTTTATAATGTTATGTAAAACTAGGCTTTTTAATCGAGATATAGTCTATTCATTAGATGATATTGATTTTACCATTACAATTGGAAGTGGGAGTGATAACGAAATGTTGGATAGTTGGTATACAGAATGCTACACACAACTAAATGACATGCGTTCTATCAAAGCAACCAAACCTTTCTTGCACTGTATAGTGGCAGGAGATGATTTTGGAGGGCTTTTTTGGAATGGAAAAGAACTCATAGCGATAGAAAATGATTTTAGTTCATTTGATAGAACTGAGGGAGTGCATGCAATGGAGTCAGAGTATTCTTTCTTGCAATCTTTTGGTTTCAATATACAACTAATAAATTATATGAGATCAAGTACTTGGTCAACTCCCAAGTATACAACAAAAGATGGTAAAACAGTTTCAATGCCCGCCCCAGTTCAACGATTTTCTGGGGGACCAGATACAACTCTGGGCAACTGTTTAATCAATATTTTTTCTATTTTTCATTGTTGCGGCAAGTTTGATGGCAACAACTTTGAACTTGCAAATAAGCAACTTGAATTAGGCCTAATCGCAAAAGAAACACATGGAACCGTTGAAATGAACGGGGTCTGTGGGTTAACTTTTTTAAAAGGTTGGTGGTGCCCTGATACACAGGGAAATTTTCATTGGGTCCCTTTGCCATCGCAATTAATTAAATTGGGCAAAGTGGGAACAAATCCTGCAACAATTCTACCGAATGTTGTAAAACAGCACGGCTTGGTCGCGGCGTATCAGGCTGTAGCGCGTGCAACCGCTTTAGGATTTGGAAAAGTACCTATGAATTATCCTTTATTAGGAATTTTCTTAAATAAATATATAAATTTATCTGCCGAAGATGTAGATCCGATTGTTAGACATCAATATAAAATACAAATGACTGATTCTGATTTTTCAATAGATCGGGATATAGCAATTGAATGGATTCAATCTAGGTATGATTTATCACCTGAGGAAGTGCTATCAATGGAAGAGGCCATTGAACAAGCATCCTTTCCAACTATTCTTCTGGGCCCATTATGGGTGAAACTAACCAGAAGGGATTATGGATAAACACTCCTTTGGAGTATGGGCCGGAAACCCGAGGAAAACTTGCCCTGGACTGATGAAAATCAGATACGCCTTCAACTTATCTGTTGTAATTTAAAACAATGGAGAGAAATCCTAGGATTAAAAGAAATTCGAAAGGAAAGAAAAAACAACAAGTAGTGAAGAAGAAACAACAAGTTAGGAAATATAGAGAGAGATCGATAGTTCCCCAAAAACAAGGCTTAATATTGAGTCCTTGCCTAATAGCATATGCAAAATCAAAACTGGACCCCTTTAATTTCGAAGGTAACGAATTGCCATGTATCCCTGATCTGTATGATCTACCTTCGCAGAAGGTAGTTTCCATGATTAGAGGAACGGCAACAATAGGGACAACTGGTTTTGGTTTTGTTATGGCGGCGGCGGATTGGAATAGTAATGGAAAGTATGTGGTTTACGCCTCTGCTTCCAATTACGCTTCTAGCAACACTCCAACTTCGCCAACACCTGCTGGGATTACCGGATATTATGACCTCCGATTTCCTTATGATCCTAACTTTTACAGAAATCATAGAATGGTTTCCTCCGCTCTGAGAATACGGTATACTGGTACTGAATTAAATAGAGGAGGGCAGATTTGTATGTATGTTAACAATTCGGATGCTGATTCCTTAAACGGAGTCGGAATGCCCTATTATACTAACATTCCAGAAACCCTGAAACATCCTGTGGAACGTCGTTGGTCGACTATTGGGTGGAACGCAGGATATGCTTCCGCCTTCCAATACGACAACATTGACAATGCCCTGGATATCGCAGCTGGAAACGCAAAATTACAAGCCATCTTAACTGGCACTGCTGGAAACACATATGAGTGGGAATTAATAGGTTATCATGAAATTATATCTGCAGGAACCTACACTGTAAATGCAACAACCAAATCTCATACTGACCTTCCAGGAATGTCAATTCTACGTGATTTTATTTCTTCTGAAACTGTTTCTAATATAGGAACTAAAGCTTTTCAAACTTTCTTGGGATATGCGAAGTCCCAAGCTGCACAAGCCGCAATGTCTCATTTTGGGAGTGTTAATGCCTCCATGTTGAGACTGCAACATTAATTTGGCTATTGAAAACTAATTCGTTCTTAGAAAATCTTCTGTTCGTTTAAGGAAAATCTTCTGTTTGATGGAATATTTACAACTTAAATTGAAAGCGTTAGTGCCGGCCCATAGCCCAGCACACGTCCC